CGGATAATGGAATATTATATTCTGAACGAGAGTAAAAACGACTATACTCTAAGTACTTCATATCTAGTGAAAAACCAAGACCACTAACTTGAGAGATAATGGTCTGATTTTTATGATTAAAGTAATAGATATCGCCATACTCGTTTTCTAGGTAAAATTGTCTGATCATATCACGCTACCTCCTAATGCCTTATTGATAGAATCCACATCAAAGGTCGGTGATGTCGTATTTATCGTGATGTTGTTTGTATTACTAGTTGATGAATTGGAGTTTGAGTTATTTACCGTACTGGATCCTTTTAAGTTAAATGTATCAGCAAAGAAATCTCCGATCCCACCAAAGAAGCCACTCACCTTATCTGCTGCATTTGATGCAAAATCACTTATACCATCAGTTACTTTATTAGCAATGTTTGAGATGCCTTCTGTCACACTTGAAAATGTATCTTTTACTTTGCCACCAAAGTCTCCAATTTTTGATGGTAAATCTCCTATCCACTCAAATATTTTCTGTATAAATTCTACAATCTTCTGAACAACATTGAGCACTGGTTCTAGTACTGTTTTTAGCACATTGATTGCCGGAACTAAAATTGCATTTAATACTTCTCCTACAATGGTAATCAGTGGTGCTAACAATCCTAATATGTCAGCAAACATTTGGATCTGAGTGATGAGTGGCATAAGGATAACATCTAGAATTGGAACTAATAGATCGACTAACATAACAACCAAATCAATGATTACATCTAGGATTGGTTGAAGAGCTGTCATGAGACTATCAACAATTGCTAAGATAGGTGGCAGTAACTGCATGAATGTTTCCATAAGCCTTCCTAATAATGCTTTGAACTCTTCACTTTGGAACAAGGCTACTGCTAATATTGCAATGAGAGCACCAATACCTAAAGTAGCAGCATTGATTCCTACTCCAGCAAATATACCAGATGTTCCTACTGCTTTAAGTGCTATTGATCCGGCATTTAGTAGTGGTCCTACTTTACCTACAACAGATAACACTGGGCCTATTGCAGCAACTAGTCCAGTAAGTGTTGCAATGATCTTCTTTGTACCTGAATCCATATTATTCCATTTGTCAATCCAGTCTTTTAATGTAGGGATTACATTATCTCTGACTTTTATAATCAGTTCTTGGATAACTGGTAACAGTGTACTTGCTAGATCAATACCCAAGCTTGAGACTGCTTGTTTGGTACGATCAAGTGCATCAGTGAACTCACCCGCTTGAGCTGCTTGTTCATTTGTAACAATACCAAGTTCTCTAGCTTCATTCTTTAAATCATTAATTGTTGATGCTTCACTTGATAGAACCGGAATGATGTCAGCCGCTACTCGTTCACTCAACAAGTCATTAGCTACACCAAGTCGAATCGCTTCATCTTCAACTTCACTTAAGGCATCACGGATAAGATTGAATGCTTCATCGGTATTTTTTCCTTCTAGATCATCAAGAAATAATCCAATTAAAGCCAAACTTTCAGCATACTTATCTCCATTACCAGTAGCGATATCTCCAAGAATCCCATTAACTTTTACAAATGCTCGTTCCATTCTTTCGGTTGAAACACCTAAAATAGTAGCAGTATGATTCCATTCTTGAAAGGCTTCAGCTGATAAACCAATCTTCTCAGCAGTGTCACCAATCTCATCAGCAGTATATGCAGCCTTCACCGAGAATGCAGTTAAAGCAGAAACGGCACCCAAAATAGGTACCGTCACACTTTTTGTTAATGTTGAACCAAGTTTACCAATCTTTTCAAAATTAGCATTACTTAGTTGTTTAATCTTATCTGATGTTTTTTCCAACTGTCCATTCATCTTAGCTATTTCAGCTTCGGTGTATTGGATGTTTCGTTTGAGCTTATTAAACTCTTCTTGACTCATATCACCGACCTGGACAGCTTTTTTCACACGATCAAGTTCCTGATTTTGAGTTTCAAGTTTCTTCTTGGTTTGAACTAAAATGTCGTTTAGCTTTGACTGTTTTTGCTTCCATAAATCAAGGTTGGTACTATCATAACGGAGGTTCGTATTAATTGCTCTTAAATCTTTATTGTGTTCTTTAAGTTCTTTCTTGATGCCATTTAATTCGTTTTCTAAATCTTTACCATCAAGGTTTAATTTGATATTTAATCCTTTGACTGTTTCTGCCATTAATACTCACCTCCTATAATAGGAATTTATCAATATCGTTTTGTGTTGCTTTTTTTGATGTTTGATTTCCATTTATCACATTCATTTCAAGCTCTACAATCTCAAAATAAGTATCTAAATCAAAAGTCTTTGTATCTTCAATAGAAATACCTAAATGAGCAAGGTTGAATATGATGTTTGCTGTTATATTTACTTCATCATTTCTTTGTGAGTGGCTTGGGTGTGTTTCCTTTTTGAAACGTCCCTAGCATTTCACCTATCGTATTCGTTAGATTTTCAAGTTCATTTTGATTACTTAAAATAGAAAAATCCAACGACATTAAAAAGTCGTTGTAAGATTGTTTACTGAAAGGTCTATGAAGTACATAGCTGATTCTAAAGATGGTGTCAATCACAGTAGATAGATCATCTTCTTTTTTGATATTTGATTTTTCTAATTTCTTGATATCACTAAATAACTCTGTTGAGAATACATTACGATAATCGATAATCGTAAATAGTGATGAATGAAGACGATAATCCTTATCGCCAAGTTTAAGTGTTTTTTCCATAAAAGATTATCTCCTTAAATAAATGTTGGTAATGCTGGTGCTGTTGTAAGGAATGCTGCATAGTTTGTATCTCCAACACCTGCAATGACTCTTAAAATCAGATTGTTTCCTGATTCAATCGGTCTAGCTGTAATGTTTAGTGTAATGGAGTTTGCTTCAATTGAATCGGCTTTCGACTTACTTGCATCACCTGATGGAGTTGCCGTACATAAGAAATACCATATTCGTCTTGCTTTGATATCACCTTGAATTTCATAACCCAAAGCAAATGTCTTTGTTTCACCATTTACTACTTCTACAAGATTGCCATTTGTATCTTCTAAAACACCAAAGATGTCTTTTTTGAACACGTCATCAATTTCTGTAAACTTAAGTGTAACGTTAGATCCTGAATTGGATACTAATGTTGCGATTACTTTATCATCTGCATATACTTGTGTACTTCCACCGATGGCTTCTGTTGTAATCTCCTGCGCACCTTCTAAACGTTTAGGTACAGCAAAAGTCCAACTACCATCTTCAACTTGAGTTGCAAGTGCATAGTGTACATTAGTTAGGCCAAATGTGACTTTATTACTCATTTAAAAAACCTCCTGTTTGATTTCATATACTCTGTTAACTGAACTGTCTTCATTGACAAATTCAGATAATAATTCAAATTCATATCCCATAAAATATAGGGATGCTTCTAACTGTTCTTCTAATCCTAAGTTCTTCTTTTCAGTGATCAAACTGACTTGAAATGTAGCTACCTTTGCAACAACTCTATCATCAGCATACACAATTGAACGATTACTAAGTTCTTGGTAGATGATATAATTTGTATCATTTTCTAGCCCTTCTCTTGTTCCATATGACACTTTACCTGGTAAAACAGAATTGAGTGTGTCATATAAAGCTTCTAGTTTCTCTTGCATTAATCATCACCTTTTTCAATAATTGATTTTATATCTTGTAGCATTTTAGGAGTAAGCAAATCAAACGCTGGACGCATAAATGGTCTAGGTCCTACATACTTACCACTACGGTGTGTAAAACCGAATTCTAGTAAATGTGTCAGTTTTCCTTTTTCATTTGAGAAGATAACAATCGTCTTGTTGATTCCATTACCTTGAGGTTCTGCAACGAATGAATCTGCAAATGGTTTGGAACCACCACTTCTTGGTGCATGAGTACTGATATACTTCACGATTTCCAGAGCAGTTTCATCAAGTCGTCTTTCAAGTTTTCCAATTATCTCTTCAGCATACTCTTCTACTATTTCAGATATAGCTACTCCAAGTTCATCAAGCGTAATCAATGATGTCACTCTTTCTAATCTTAGTTTTACTCAAGTAGAGTTCAATGAACTGCCCGATTTGATACGTTCGTTCAATCTTATAGATGTATCCTGCAATGTCTGCATATTTGCTACCATCATATAAAAAACTCTGAATCTTTAATGCTACATCAATTCTTATATCTGATCGTTTGCTTTCATAGTATTCGTTCGATGTAATGCTAAAGTTTATACCTATAACTTCTTTTGAGTTTTGAAGTTGATATGCCGAAGATCCAATTGAATTTTGAACCAAATCCATAGTTAGTAGTTTCAATCTAATGTTTGGTGAATTAGGATACATTTTCATCTGCTCCTTTTGTTAATGCAATCTGTCCTACCAACATATCAAATGTTTTAGGTAGTTCTTTTGCACTCCCATCATTCTTAAAGCCAAAAAACGTCTTCACATAAATTATAATCACTGTACTAACCATTGGATTTGATTCATCGTTTATATAAGAAGGATCAATCCCACAGCTCGTTAGGTATGCTTTACAACTACTAATATGAGTTGATAGTTCATCGTCAGCATATGATTCTGATTGGGGGATAAGTAATGCTTTTTTCACGATGTCTAATATTGCCATGAGATCAATCCTTTCTTAATTTAGTCTAGGCTACTATTATGCTGCAGCTTTCTTTTTGATGCGTAGGAATCCGTTGTAACCGACTACGTTACCACCAGTGAATACTGATGCTTTGTAGCTGATGATTCCATCTTTGAATTTGTAATCAGTTGATTTACCGATTTCAACTGGTGAGAATACAGGTACTTCATAATTTGTAAGTGCACCGTATGCAATCCCATACTCTCCAGCGGCTGTATTACTATCTGAGATAGCTTTACAGTTTGAGTTAATGATATAAGGGATACCATCGATCGTTTTGTTGACGTAATCAATTGTGTGTACTTTTCGACCTTCAGGTGTTTTCAATCCAGCAAATGCACGTAAGTCATTCTTATTCAAGATAAGTACTGCTCCACCTTCGACTTCTTCATCTCCACCATAAGCAAAGACAATATCATCAAGAGTTGAATCTGTGATTGCTTCAATTTCAAGAGGTGTAGTATCCGC